ACAATTAAAATAAGTTTATACAACCAAACACACAAACAAGGAGAAAGAAAATGGCAGCAAATAACAACGATACAAAGCTCCAAGTCAACTTCAAGTTGTCTGACGGAACTTTGATTAACCTCTACGCTAACTCACAAAAGGAACTTGAAGAGCAACTTCAGTCCATTGCTGATCTAGCAAACCTTATCCTGCTCACCGGTGGCGATCTATCCAAGGGTGCAAATGTTGCATACGCAACCAAGTCACTTGGACTTACACCAGTAGAAGATGACGCACCAGCTTGGGCTGCTAAGTCAGCATCACCAGCACCTGCTGCTCCTGCTGGAGCAAGCAACACTTGTAAGCATGGCGAGATGATCTTCCGTCAAGGAGTAAGTGAGAAGACTGGTAAGCCTTGGAAGGGTTATTTCTGCCCTTCACCAAAGGGTACGCCAGATCAGTGCTCAGCTAACTTCGTACGATAACCGATGTTATCGCTGTCGCAAGCGGCAGCAAAGTCAGCCTCTGACCACGCCATCTTGCCGGATCTATTTCCAGTTCTACAGAACGAAGGAATTAGGTTCAGGCGTGGTCAACTGACAATGATTGCCGGTGCTCCTAACGCTGGTAAATCTTTGTTAGCACTTCACTTTGCTGTTAACATGAAAGTACCTACGCTTTATATCAGCGCAGATACTGATGCTTATACGACTGCGATTCGAGCTGCTGCAATGGTCAGCGGACATACAGTAGCCAGCGTCGAAGAGGCGTTTGCTAGTGAAGTAGGAGTTGAGTTTTATCAGAGTGAGTTGGAAAGTATCAACCACTTGAAGTTTGACTTTGCTCCATCCCCTACCCTTGATGAAATTGATCTATCTATACAGGCTTACGCTGAAGCATATGGCGAATATCCTCACCTGCTGATCGTAGACAATGCGATGAATGTAGTGTCTATGCATGAGAATGAATGGTCGGGATTGCGTGAGATTGCTAAGGCTATGCATCACATAGCAAGAGAAACAGAAGCTGCGGTATTCCTGCTACACCACACCAGTGAAGGTGAAGGTCAGGCAGATATGCCACCGAGTCGCAAGTCCATTCAAGGCAAAATTTCCCAGTTGCCTGAAATGATTATTACTGTAGCCCTGCTGCCGTACACCGGTGAGTTTAGGATTGCAGCCGTTAAGAACCGCTTTGCCCGCAATAGTGCCAGTGGCGCACAGTATGTGTCCTTATGGACAGATGCATCGCGTATGTCCATCTGGAACTACAGGCAGAATAGTCAACAGAACTGGAGTTATGAATAGTGGCAAGTTTTGCAGATGTGTTTGTCGAAGGCAATAATGTCATCGAAAACATTAAGATCGTTCTTACTGAACGAGATTACGAACTAGCTCGGCGCTACTTGATTAAGCATAACGCCCAGGACTTGTTTGGTATGCTCGGCCTATGAGTACCTATGGCAAGCGCAAAGGTTCTAAGTTTGAGACAGATGTTCTTGGGTGGTTAAGGGGAAGACTACCCAAGGCAATGACAGAGAGGCTTGCCCTCGCGGGGGCTAATGACGAGGGTGATTTAGTCCTTATCGTTGCGGGCAAGCCTTATGTCTTTGAGTTAAAGGCAAGAGCCAAGTTGGATCTGCCACAGTTCTGGCGTGAAGCGGTAGTCGAAGCACGGAACTATGCCAAAGCTCGCAACCTTACTGAAGTTCCCCCATCGTATGTGATTGTCAAGCGCAGAAGCGCCGGCATTGAAGATGCGTGGGTCATCCAAACACTAGACCAATGGGCAAAGATCCATGATGACCAAGCCTGATCTTGGAGCAATACTCGAAGCGTATGGATTGAATGTATCGGCGCGGTATGGCTGGGTGCCATGCAAGTGTGTAGTGCATGACGATAGCCATGCCAGTGCCGCATATAACTTAGACAAGCAACAGTACAACTGTCTTGTTTGCCAATTACTTGGCGATGTGTATGATCTGGTCGCCCGTAAAGAAAACTTAAAGGAGTTTACCGATGTTAAACGCAGAGCAGAAAGCCTTGCTAACGGAAGCAGCGCAAAGGTACGCGGACCACATAGAGCCGCAGGCTCTGTCCTACCTACAGGAGCGCGGAATAAGCCCGCAGGTGGCAAGTACCTACCAGCTTGGAAGCGTGGTAGAGCCTAGTGTTGGTCATGAGCATGCTGTGGGCATGCTTAGTATTCCTTATCGCACTCCTTCTGGAGTGGTTGGAATAAAGTTTCGCCGGATTGATGGCGGTACACCGAAGTACCTATGGCCAACAGGTCAAAAGATTGGACTATTCAATGTGCAAGACTTGCATAAATCATCAGACACAATCGCTATCTGCGAGGGAGAGATTGACACAATCATTCTTTCTGGGTGTGTTGGTATTCCTAGCGTGGGCGTGGCTGGTGTTAGCCAATGGAAAGCGCACTTTCCTAAACTCTTTGAGCCATATACGAAAATCTTAATCTTTGCTGATAACGACGTGAAGGAAGATGGTCGTAACCCAGGGCAAGAGCTGGCCAAGCGGATCAAGGAAGATCTGCCAGCTGCCATCGTGGTGGGTCTGCCAGGCAATGAGGATGTGAATGATCTATACTTGCACTATGGCAAGGATTGGTTTGATGAACGGATCGCAGCATGAGTACATTCGTTAGTTTGTTTGCTGGCGTTGGTGGTTTTGATCTTGGACTTGAACGATCAGGTCACACATGCGTTGGTCAAGTAGAAATTGACAAGCATGCACAAAAGATTTTGAAGAAGCATTGGCCTGATGTACCGATGCATGATGATGTAACTACTGCTGTTGAATGGGCAAAGGAGATTGGTTTAATTGGACGAGTTGACATTGTTTGCGGGGGCTTTCCCTGCCAAGATGTATCCGTTGCTGGCAAACGTGCTGGAGCAGGAGCTGGGACACGAAGTGGATTATTCTGGGACGCTATACGATTTGCGCAAGAAGTTAAAGCAAAAACAATCCTCTTGGAAAATGTCCCAGGACTTTTATCAAGCAACAATGGTCGCGATTTCGGAGTCGTCATCTCTGCAATGGCCGACGCAGGGTATCGCCACATTGAATGGCGAGTTTTGGATTCGCAATTCTTCGGAGTCGCCCAACGACGCCGTCGTGTCTTCATTGTCGGAAGTACTACAGACCGAAGCGGACAGCCGATACTCGTTGAGCAAGAAAGCCTGCGAGGGCATTTTACGCAGGGCAGAACGACGGGGCAAGACGCTACCGGAGAAGCTCCACAAAGCTCTGTTGCGCGTATGCGAGGCTTCGGAGATTACGCAATAGATCAAACAGCCTCTGCTCTCAAAGCACGAGACTACAAAGATGCCACTGACATTGTTATCAATGGCTTTACGCCATCATCCTTTGCTAACTACCAAGAGGGTGCTGGCACCCTTCGTGCAAATGGTGGTGACTTGGGGGGGGGGCAGCGAAATATTGTTGGTACGCTCCAAGCCAGAGACTACAAGGGCGTAGGTAACCAATATGTCGCAGAGAATAAACTTGTAGTAGAATGACTATCATCATGCGCAATCGGGAAGGTAAAGCGGGGGGGGCAAAGGTCCAATGCTAGGAGAGGATAAGTCGTTCACCTTGGCAACTGCTAACGATCAAACATTATTTTTAGAAACAAATGTACGCCGCTTGACACCAGTGGAATGCGAAAGACTGCAAGGCTTTCCTGACGATTGGACAGCCGAACAGGCAGATAGCAACCGCTACAAGCAGATGGGTAACGCCGTTACCGTCAATGTAGCCCGATGGATTGGCTCTCGCTTATGACAACCATTGCCGCTATCCAAGGCCCTGATTGGGTTGTCGTTGCTGCTGATTCGCAATCCTCTGGCGAGGATGGCTTTGCCATCAACATCCCAGACGGTAAAGTATTTAAGAACAGCAACATAGTCTTTGCTGGTGCCGGTGCGGTGCGAGGCATTAACCTGCTTCAACATGACTTCGCACCACCGGTCATTAACACCAAAGACACGGACAAGTACGTTACTCGCCAGCTTATCCCAACTATTCGCCGTACCTTTGCTGAGGCTGGCTATGAGATTAGCAAGACTGACGCCGCTGTGGAGAATGACAACATCTGGATTGTCGTTGTCAAGG